GGGCGTCCAAAGCCGCGGCTGCTCTTAATAATATGGCATCTGATTCAGCTACGTATATAAAAGGTAACAATTTTTATAATTACATACAGGACGGCAGAGGTTGGTTGGGTAGTAAAATACCGCTAATTGTTAAAAAAGCATGGTTGAGCTTACAGCCTGTTAATATTTTAGCAGAACTATCAGAATCACGTGTGCCTGGGGCGGGGCAGTTAAATACAATAATAAACAACATGAGTTCTGCGCTACGAAAAAGAAACGAGTCATTAGACCCTATAGTAAGAGACTTAAAAGAGTTTAGAAAGAGTAGTCCAGAGGCGTACACCATATTGCAATCTTTAATACCAAACGCAACGTATGAACGAATTGACCCTCGTGAAGACAAATTTGAGAACGCATACGGGCATAAAAAAGGTAGTGATAGGTACAACCCAGAAGAAGGTAAACAGATACACGCAGAACTAAGAAGGCAATACGCTCAACTAGGAAAACGTGGGCGGGACATGTATAAGGTGATAACAAACACGTTTGAAACATCTCTTGCTGACGTTATGGATGCGGTAGAGGCTAATTTAGCTGTTACTATTGCAAACGCAGAGGGGCAGAAAAGAGTAAAAGATAAGTTAGCAGAGTTGCTAAACCAAGAACGTGGTACTATAAAGCCGTTTGCTCCGTTAACTCGTGGAGGTAGACATAGGTTAAAATACACAGCTCTTGACCCTAAGACTAACAACGTAGAAGTATACGTAGAATATTTTAAAACTGTAGGAGACAGGGAAAAAGCAAAAATAAAACTACAAGAGTACAACCAAAATAGTTTAGGTAGACTACCCGCAGGTGATCCACGTATAGCGCAGATAAAAAGTGCGCAGATGGAAGAAGGAACAAATACTAGCACAATAGATTATAGAAATGCCCCAAAAGGCTCGTTTGTGTATAGAGTGTTTGAAATATTAGAGAAAGAAGGAGCAGACAAAGCCACCATAAACAAAGTCGTGGATCTTGCCCTTGACTCCATGCCAGAGCGATCTTTTATACAATCCTTTCGTGAGCGTAAAGACGTTCGAGGTTTCTTAGGAGATGTTACCCCTACAGGTATCGCAGGAGAAGCATTTGATTTAGTGGATATGGTTGAAACGAAGGGACGTGATTACAACAGACAGCTAGTGCAAATGGAGTATGGAGCGAAAATACAAAAGTTCCAAAGAGAAGTTTTAGAAGAGCCATTACCTGCAGAGACAACAGATGCTACTACAACTTTATATAAAGATCGTTTAAACCGAATTGCTAATTTTGCAAAAAGTCCTGACATACCAAGATGGTCACAGTCTCTAACCGCAGCTGGATATGCGTGGACTATGGGTTGGAATATATCTTCCGCAGCAATAACTACTTTTGATGTTATAATGAGTAGTGCGCCACGTATGGCGGGAAGGTATGGAGATATTGCTACCACCAGAGCTATAGGTAGAGCCACAGCCATACTGGCAAAAAGTCCAAAAACTAAAATGGTCAAGGTCATGGGACCTGATGGGAAGATGACCAACAGAGAAGTAAATACAGGTATAGCAGGGTTCTCTATTGGTAACTATGACTACGAAAAGTTAAAAGGCATGTCAGACAAAGATATCCAGGAAGCGGGTATGACTAAAGAACAACACCAAAACTTGTTAGACTTGGAAACGTTATCTGAAGTCGCCAAGGACAACGCTCAAATAAATCAATCTTTAAACCAAGAAGAATTAGACATGAACAACGCTGGCGATGCGTTAGAAAAAGTTAACTCTTTTACAAGTTTTTTGTTTCACCATGCAGAGCGATATAACCGTGAAGTCGCTATGACATCTAACTATATGTTAGAACTACAAAGATTGCGAAATAAACCTACCAAAGAAGAAGCAAGTTTGTCTGACGTACAAAAACAAGAACGAGCCGCGTTTATGGCAATAAAAGAAACAGAGTTTACATTAGGAGCAACTGCATCAGCAGGTCGTCCTATCGCAGCGCAAAGCGCAATCGGTAATGTGGCTATGTTGTTTAAACGTTTTGCCATGAGTAAATATCACATGATGGCAACTATGACGAACGATGCTTTTCAAGCAGGTGGTGACGCTACAACAAGAGAGAACCGTAGGATAGCGCAACATCAGTTAGCACGGTTCTTAATAACAACAGGAATACTTACAGGCGTTGCAGGTATGCCGCTGATGGGAGCGTTAGGAGAAATATACGATCTATTTAGTGATGATGAGGACGATGATTTTGATGCTATGATGCGAAAAACTGTAGGGGAAGGGTTTTATAAAGGGATTATAAATACAGCTTTAGGAGCAGAAGTGTCTAGCAGAATAAGTATGAATAGCTTGTTGTATCGTCCTCCCATTATAGAAAAAGATCAGTCAAAACTGTGGACTATGATAGAACAACTCGGAGGTCCCGTGGTGGGTATAGGTCTAAGCGTAGAGCGAGGGATGGGGTTGGTAGCTGATGGAGAAGTGATGAAAGGTGTTCAAGCCATAACACCCGCAGCTGTACGTAATATTATAAAAGGTATAGACCAAGGTATTACAGGAGAAGTTACTACCCGAAGAGGTGATGCTGTTGTTGAAGATATAAGTTTTATGCAAGCTTTTTTGCAAGGAGTAGGTTTTACAAACGCAGATCTTGTAGCACAGTACGATTATAATAGAAACGAATTACGGAAGCGAAATGCTTTAGGTGGGGATCGCTCTAAATTATTAAGAAATTTTAATATAGCTATAACAGAAGAACTTGTTAACGGAAACGTAGCAGCTTTGCAAGAAGCTCTAGAAGCCATACAAAAATATAATAATAAATTGTCCCCTATGGAAACTACTAAGTACATTGTGCTACCAAAAACCTTAGAAAGATCTTTAGAAAGTTTTCAACGAAGAACAACAGAGACAATAGGGGGTATTGTATACGACCCGATTATGCGTTTAAGTTTAGAAGAATATGATAGAGGTATGCGGTTGTTCTCATAAAAAAGGTGACCACCCGAAGATGGTCACGAGAGAAAGAGAGAGTGACAAGCATAACCTGTCATTCCACCCTTATCACAAAATTCGCCAAATGCGAACCCCTAATTTACCATTCTCTATTCTTACGTGGGTTTCTAACGTCCAATCTTTGCTTTTTGCTATGTTTTTTACTTGTTCTACTGCTTCCTGGGTATTTATACATAAGATAAACACAGAAGAACTTGTTACCATGTTATCCCAATCCACTACAATACGCACCCCATCAGGGTTCAAATCATCCGATTTTAATATTCCCTGTCTTAATCTCATCGTCTATAGAACAATCAACTTGTATCACCCATGTAGGAGGTAAGTTCATATGTGTGCCTCTACTTAACCGCATCTTAATCTTGGTGGCCCCCAACTTGGTTGTTAGGTCTTGTAGAAACGAGTTATAGTTTATCTGCTGCTCTCCACACCATGCTTTCAAAGGTTTTGGGACGAGGAAAGCACGTTTTAAGTCTGTTTCATAACGAGCTACAAGTTTACCTCTTGGTAAAGCTTCGGGTATAACAAGGTTAGCCACATCACCTTCTTGCTTGCGTAAATCTTCTGTGCTTTTGATCCATAGTACATTGCTCCAATGTTCATGTATGTAGTCATTAAGTGTCTCTTCAACAGATATACTCATGTCCTCTACCTGACGTTTGTTCTCTTTCAAACGTTCTATAGACCAGTCAAATAGTTTTTTTACATCATAATTTATTAAACCACATCTTTTGGCTAGCATGATACCAGTTAGAGTACATGCCACAAGAACAGACCAATACCTATTCTCTGCTGTAAGCCCTGCCTTAAAATCAACCTTTTCTTGTACCTGACGTAGCAACTTCTGCACCTCTTCTAAGTTTTCCATTATGTGCTTAATGTACACTTTACCTGCGTGTCCGTAGTTGTTTTGGAGGCAAGCACTAAATACATCTGTTTCTTCTTTTGTATCAAACTGCATACGACTGACACGACATTCTAATATGCGTTGCGCTTCAGCTTTAGGCATAGCTTTTATAATACTTATGCGTTCTACCATACTTGTATTACCTGTGGTCACAGCTAATAGTTTCCATGCCTCACCTCTGTGACGCTCTACGTTACTGCTCGCTGACATACGTCCACGCTGTCTACCCCCTGTCAGTTGGTATGCTAGGTTAGATAGTTCCTTCCCTGAAGTATTGGTAAGTTCATCCATGTACATTGGTAAGTTATGGTATATCTCACCTCTGTTCATCTTGGTGTTGTACGTATCTCGTTCGTGCATAATTAAATCTTCTGGACTACCCCATACAGATGCCCCCGCTATCATGGCGGTTGTCTTACCCACCCCTGACTCCTTACTGTATATATGTAAAGCTGAACAATTTATTGGAGAAAACTTCATCAACGGTGATCCAAACGACGTACCAAGAACAAACTGATGTAGCTCAAAGTTATCACGGTTATAAAAATTAACTGTATCTTTCCAATCTTCTAATGTGCCTTTCGGTTCAAAAGAAGGAAACAAACTAGCTGTAGGTGTAGATGGGGGATTAAACTTAGGTCCATCTATAGTTATCTCTTCGCTACCTAAAACAAACCCTTTACACTCATCATCTGTCCAACCAAACTGTCTACGGGCTTCTTCCGCAACGCTCTTAGCTTGCAGTTGTGTAATCCATGTAGTTGTGTATGCCATAATATCATCCATTCTTAGCACAGCTATCCCGTGCATAGATAGTTGTTTTCTTAGTTCTTCCTTAGATGTTACAGAAGTTAACGGAACTGTAAACTCTCTTACGCCATCTTTAGGTAAATGTAGACGCATAACTATCGCCTCTCCAACCTCTATATCCATGACACGTTTGACCACATATAAATCATTCTGGTATATCAACTTATCTTCTGTGTTACCGTCTTTATCCTTAAAACGCATATACACGCCCCCATTCACCCCCCGAAAATACGGCTCTGGGTACAAAGGTATGTCTTTTGATGCAGGTGCTTTCTTAATGCTTTTACCTAAACTTATAGGTGAAGTGATATTACCCCAATGCGTACAGGTAGAACATGGTTCAGGATCTTCTTCTGCAAACTTAGCGCACGTGTAAGGACCCTTTATAAGCTCAACCTTATCTTCTGTTAAGTTCTCACTGTATTCTGTATGTCTGTTAGACATCTTATGCACAGCTTTCTCTGCATCATTACAAAACTTAGCTATTGATAGTCCTGCTCTCCACAATGGCTCACTTATATTTTGTTGGTTCTCTATTATATTCTTTAGCTGATCGCACCCTACACCCTTGCTAGTCTTTACTAGGATGTTTTTAAAACTGTTCTCTGAGTTTTCTATCAATGCACGTTTTAAAGCGTTCTCTTCGTTATCCACTTTGGTCGGTATGCTAACCCCTTCCGCGCCCACAAGTCTTGAGAATTCGTCAAACTCTACCTCACGGAACTCCCCCGTACCAAGAAACATAACAGGCTTTTGTGTACCACGTTTATGATTATGTGTCTCAGGTACTCTGAGTACCCGCGCTGCGTCCGCAGTTACACCATTGTCTGCTAACAAGTTATGCTGTATACATAGACTCTTCAACCCCTGGGCTACAGGGAGCCACTCTGAGTAAGATACACTATCTGTAAGAATCCAGTATACATGCACCCCGTACCCAGAGTTAATCAACATAGGTCTAGGTAAACCTGTCTCTTTAATAAATCTTTTTAAATCTACAAAAGCCTCATTCTGGTTAGGGTATTCCTTACCTTCACCACAGTCCAAGTCCAAATAAAAAGAACTCAAGCTTTTAACATTTACAACTGTTCTATCGTTGCCTGTTCTAAACGTAGCTAAACCAAAATAAGCGTTAATACCTTGAGCATCTAACTTGTGCGCTTCACTTATTACGTCATCTATAGTTGTATGGAAACTCTGTACTTTCTTATCACCAAGACCTAATACAGAATAATATCCATCACCTAAAACTCTCTCTAAAAATTTTTTTGTTTCCATTTTTCCCACCTTGTGTCAAAGACACCACGACAGGGCATGACACATTACCCGTTCGGTATAAACCTAGTCGTGGTGTAGTTCTATTAATCGTCGTCCCAATCGTCAACGATAGAACTCAAGTCGTCATCAGCATCCTTGGTGGGAGGGGAGGGCTTTTTAACGACCTTCTTTGGTTCTGCCACCGCGTCTTCTTCAAAAGGATTCTCTTCATTAGCATATACAAATCCATCAGTAGCTTCAAAAGGATTCTTATCCTCCATCGGCACGTACTTAATGACTTGCACCGCCTTGAGACGCAGTGAAACATTCTGCTTGCCACCCATGTCATATGGAACAAACTGCACAGCTACATTAACTGTGCTACCTGTAGTCAACAAAAATTCATCTGGTAAAGAGTTACCTTTCGCGTCAACCTGTAAAGGTTTCTTAGTAACTTCATTTTTATACGCACCTTTAAGAGTTGCCTTGTGGGTAAACATGCCATCATCGTCTTTGACAAACTTACGCTCCAACTTGTCCGCCCACTTCTCTTTCTTGTTGGCTTGGTAACATTCTGCCATAGCGGTGAACAATCCCTTTGCAGTAGCGTTATCCATACGAAACTGTATAGAATATTCTGCGTTTTGAGCGTTAGGCTCACAAGTAACAGACCGACCTTCATTACTATCAAAGTGGTATGTTCTGTTTATTTTAGGCCATAGAGCCTCTACGTTTTTTATAATATATTGTTCCAACTTTATCTCTCCTTCTTTTTATATTATAGGTCTTCGTCTAAGTCTTCTAGTAGGTCTTCACCTACTGTTTCTGCACTACGTTTACTAGATACTTTGGTCAATGCCGTGGTAACGTCGCCAACACGAAACCTGTAAGTTTTACCTATCTTTACGTAGGTATCTTCTGGTATGTGTTTTTGTCTCACCCAAGCACGGACAGTCGATACGGACACACTAAAATGTTTAGCTATATCGTCTATTGATACAAAAGGTTCGTTCATTTTTTCCTCACAGAAATTGTTGTTTCTTCTTCAATCTCTAAACCCTCTGGCTTAAGTTCAGGATTTTCTTCTAAGAACTCTCTCATGTTCGCCTGATTGATACGTTTGTCTAGTAACTGCGGTGCGTTCTCTTCCACAATAAGTTTGTGTATCGCATCCCATTCACTAACCCAGTATTTCTTTTTAGTCGAACGAAAAAATAAGCCCTCAGAAGTTCTTACGCTTTCTACATTGTGCGCTTCACAATGATCTAGCATTGCCTGTTTAAGTCTATCTATTTTTCGTATAAGTTCCCCGTCTTGTTCTTTGAACTTAGCCGATAACATAGATCGTTCTGCTCTTATGCGTAAATACGCTTTTGCCAGTCTGTCAGGTGTAACTTTACCACCCATATCTCTCTCCTTTTATTATTATGTAGTTACATATAATATTAAAAAGTATCTTAGTCAAGTACTTCTTTGTAAAGTTCTACAAACTTTGCGTGTACGTTTATTTTTCTATCTAGTAATCTGTAGACGTGTTTTTCTGCGTCAGAGCCTTGCAGTTGTACCACAGTGCATTTATGTTGTTGTCCTGACCTATGCACACGTGCGTTCGCTTGGTCGTAGGTTTCCAACGAACTTGTAGGTCCCCACCACACAACTGTGTTAGCTCGTGTTAACGTAACACCATGTGCTGCTGCTTGTGGTTGTATCACCAATACTTGTGGGTCAACATCTTCTTGAAACTTCTTAAATATGTTAGTCCTTCTATGCGCAGGGACATCTCCTCTTATAACTTCTGTTGTTATACCTTCGGAACGTAACTTATCTGTAAGTATGTCTATCGCGTGTCTAAATGGTACAAACACAAGAACTTTTTGGCTTGCCTCGTCTATCACCTCACGTAACACTTGGTATCGGTTCTTAATATCAAACTCTAATACATCTCCTTCGTCTGTATATATAGCCCCTGCTGATATTTGTAATAACTTGTTAAGGGTCACAGCTGCATTTATGGCGGTTATCTCTTCTCCTGTAATCTGTAACACTAGCTTTGTTTTAAGTTCTTTATAATATTTCTTTTGTTGTGCCGTTAGTTCTACTTGTCTCTTTGTGTACACCATAGGTGGTAGATCTAAGCATTCATCTTTGGTAAAACGTATGGCAGGTTGCAAAGCTCTGAATACTATATCCGTAGCATTGGGGCGTATTTTCCATGTAAACTGAGATACTTTTATCATCACCATGTCTTTAAAAGCACCAAAAAATCTAGGGACTTGGTTAGGACTAACAAGCTTTGCCAACCCGTATGCGTCTGTAGGGTTCTGAGCCGCGGGTGTACCTGTCATCATCCACAGCCACGTGTTATCGTGTACTAACTGACGTAGTAGTTTCCAGCGCCTTGTCTGAGCATTCTTATAATGCGTTGCTTCGTCTACAATTATAAGGTCAAAGCCACCTTTCTTTAGTTCGTCCAGTACAATACCGATACCATCGTAGTTTATTACTACATAGTCTGAGCCTTCTTGTATTATCTTCTTACGTTTATCTGCTGACCCGTGTGCTACAGATACAGTTCTGTGTGTGGCAAATGTAAACAAGTCATCACGCCATGCGCTATCCATAATCGAAAGCGGGCATACTACAAGCACCCTGTTTACCACACCTTGTTTCATAAGAAAGTCGGATGCCCATATAGCACTTGCTGTCTTTCCTGTACCTTGTTCGTTGAAACAAAATCCTTTTTGGTGTATGGTAAGGAATGATGAAGTCGCTACTTGGTGTTCAAACGGTTTATATTTTCCTGTCCATTTGTATTTTGCTTCTATGGGGGAAGGTGATTTTATACCTAGCTGATTCAGGCTCTGTGCTTCTGCAAGTCCCCAATTAACTAATACTTCATTACTACCTATCTTACGGCTCTTAGGTATTACTTCCGTAACTTTATCAGGGTCACGTAAGCGTAAGCGTAACGCCTTGTTGTCTACTATTTGCATTTCTCTCTCTCATTTTATTTTTTATTTTTTCTTTGGTCGTCCGCGCTTTGGCTTTTCTACTTTTTCTTCTTTTTTCTTAAACAACCCCATTATTTTACTCAATAAAACTTTAGGCATCTGCCATATAGGGGAATCCCATAATTGTCTCATCATTTACTCCTTTTCTTCTTCTGTCCGTTTCTCGCTCTATTCTTTGACGGACTTTCTAACTTAGTACCATCTTTATTAGAACCTCCTTTACTTAACATTTTATTGTGAGATACATCTTTACCTTTACGGTTTATACCTTTCTTGTCATAAGATCTTCTGGCACGTTGACGCTCCATCCTGTCTGGATGTTCACCACGTTCCTTCTGTTTCTTATATTCTTTCTTGTATGGTCTAGGCGATTTTGTATATGGCATCAGTTACTCCCATTATATACACATTCGATCACTGCGCAGTGTCGTTTACATAATCCACTAGGACGTGCGTTCCACGTATCATTATCGTACGCGATCTGCATGCGGTCAAAACTGGCTAACCATTTATCCCATAGTGAAGGTACATCTTCAAACACATACTTGGCTTTTATAAACTTCTTAGCAATAACAAACATCAGACCTGCATGAACTTTAGTGACTTCAGGAAAGTATTTAAATGTTGCCATTGCCATTAACTCCAGTTGACCTTTGTCCGCGTACTCCGCATTTCGTCCAGTTTTGTAGTCTACCACCCAAGCTTTTGTTCCGTCAACTATTACTAGATCGGCTATACCTCTCCACCAAACATTCTTGTCTTGAAACCCACACGTCTCTAGTTCGGCTGTAAGACCCATACGCA